CTAATGCTTCCAGTTGATCTAACTGATCATCTGTAAACATAGTAGGATTTGATCGGTACGCTGTTACTAACTCACGTACTTTATACGATTCGTATGGAGATGCCATCTATTTAAAAAAATAACTCAATTAATTTATAATTATACAAGTAAATCAAATCTAGTTGCGTTTGTAGTAGGGGGTGGCTCTAATAAGAAGTCTTTGAATGATTTCATTTCTTTTCTTTGTGGTTAATTGATTTGGTTTAATATTTAAACCAGCATAATTTATTAATTTTTGCCTATCAAAATAACTATCGCCAATTCCCATTGCTTGAGCAAAATTTTCTGCAAACTCACGTGTTTCAGATGGTGCTGTTCTTTTTCTTGTTAATGACCTAGAAGGATTTGTTCTAGATAAATTTCTCATTTCTCTATATGCAAGCCCAGCATCTGTAGGAGCAGGTCTTCTTATTCCTGTTAAAAATCCTAGAAGATCACCTCCCATAGGAATAGCTTCTCCAGCTCTACTTGTCATAGGTATTGATTGACCACTAGTAGAATCTAATGGAAGTCTGTTTCTTCTAATTTGACTTCTAGTTTGACCACCTAATAAACCTTGACCACTTGGCAACAAACGTTGACCACTTGCTAATTCAAGTAAATTAGATGGTTGTGGAGAAGGAGTTCCATATCTACCATATTGAACAGAACCACTTAATAATGGTTGTGTATCTAAAGGAGATGGACTACTTCTAAATCTATTAATTATACCTCTACCTCCTCTTACAGCACCAGCACCTAGTGCAGCACCACCAGCTAAACTACCTAATAATCCACCTACTGTTTCAGAAGTAGCTTCACCAAAAACACTTTCACCCCTAGATACTGGTCTTAAAGTATCAGGAAGAGCACCTAATAATGCTGTATCAGCAAAATCAAACAAACCTTTACTAATAGCTTTATTTTCTTTTTTAAAATTAGCTTGTAGTGTATTTGCTAACCCTGCAATAAACTCAGCTTCTTCGTCTGTATACCTTTGAGGATTTTTATTGTAGGAGTCTATTATTTCTAATACTAAATATGGATCCATATTATCTCCTTAAATCTTGTAACATTAAATTCATAAGATTACCTCTTGGTGTGTTTTGATTTACTACCAAATCTAAACCGTATGTTGGAAGAACTCCACCAAAATCAGGTAATTGAAATTCAGGTAAAGTTGGCCTTGGCATTCCAATAAATTCTTCAGCAGTAGGTGCATAGAAATCAAATAACCTTGGATTTGTACCAAATCTACCAGATGTATTATAAGTATTTATAAACTCATCATAAGCATCTATCGCTTTTTTTGCTTGTTGTCTATCTAATTGTTGCTGTATTATAGCTCTGTTAGACTTCATAATATTTAATTCTTGTTGTTCCTTTCTATTTAACCTGTCTTCTGCCAAGTCAAACCTTCTAATGTCTTCATCAAGTCTATCACGCTGCATTTGCATTTGCGTATTAAACTGTCTGTCATCTTGTTGCATTTTTCTATTAGCCATTACATAACCAAGTAATGTATCTTGTAGTTGATTGACTACATCAAAACCTACTAATGCTGGATCTACTGCCATTTTATACTCCTATTAATTTTAAACTCTAAACCATTGAGTGCCATTCCATCTATATAGATTTCCATCAACACCAATTTCTTCAAAACCTTGCATTGGATTATTTACTGGATCATATCCGGGTGGTAAACTTTGAGGTCTACCTTCTCCATATGTTCCTCCAAAAGGCCCTGTAGATTGTTCATCACTAACTTGTCTAATTGTAAATTCATCTTCACCAGATCTTTGTATATTTCCTAATGCTGTTGTTAGTGCATCCTGAAAACCAAACTGTGCATCTAAAACATCACCTCTGTATCCACCCATTGCTTGAGATAAATTAGTTTGATATTGTCGATTAAGATCTCGTAATCCAGCAGTTATGTTAGATTGTCTTCTACCAAAACCTTGAGGCATGCTGGATATACCCATACCTCCTGTCATATTTAACAAATTTCCTTGACCAGATAATCTTTGAGCAGATAAATCATTTCCTAATCCATATCTAGCCATAGAAATTTCTTGTTGCATACGATTTGATGATGGTAAAAATATTTGACTTGAAGGATCTAAATCTTGTACATCAATTCCAGAAAAATCTCGCAAAAAATCTAAAGGAGTAGAAGTATCTGCAGGCGGTTCATTACCTGTAGGAGTTACGTTCCAGTTATAATGATAAGGTGTATGTGCCATTAACTACCTCCTTGAGTTAGATAACTAGGTAAAAATGGATTACTCATTGCAGATGCTTGACTATAAGCTTGATTAGATAATGGCCCCATTCCAGACATTGTACCTGTATCTATATATGGACTAAAAATATTACCTGCTGAAATTCCTTGTGCAGAAGGGACTGGAGAAGGAACTATATTACCAACGTTTGCACCTAAATTTACACCAGTACTACTTGCACCAGCAGATGATAAATTTAATAAATTATTTGGAGGAGGAGCCATACCACTTGGAAGTTGACCCTTTAACATTTGAGATGCTCTACTCAATGAAGAAGGTTGCAACGATGATGGTTGATAAGCTTGTGCACCAGCAATATTAGCTTCTGGAACATTCATAACTGCATTAGTTACTGGAGGATTTAGTAAGTTTTGACCGTAATTAAAACCTGCAGCCTTAATTCCTGTAGTAAGTGCTGAAGATAGTATTCTATTATTTAATGCATCTTGAAAACTATCTATACCTCTGTTGTATCTATCTTTAACGCTTTGAGAAAATTCTTTTAAGTCTCCAGTTAATGCATCACGATTCATTCCAAGGTCTACTGCATCAGAACGCCTACCGCCACCAAGTTCTAAACCAGCTCTTGATCCTATTAATGACCCAGCAGTTGCTCCTAAACCTGTTAATGCTGCACTACCTAATAAACTAGCTCCACCAGTAAAAGGAGCCAACGCTAACGCTCCTAAGAAACCACCTAGTCCACCACCAATAGAACTAAAAAGTCCACCTCTTTCTCGTCTTTTTTGTTCTTTTTCTAGTTGTCTCTCATAATTTCTTTGAGTCTCTTGTTGTTGTTGTGTTAAAAATAAATTCTCAATTGACATTACTATCTCCTATTAAACTTGTATTTCTGTTTTCCAAACCGATGTTACATACCAATCTATTACACCAGAAGGATCTGCTCCTGCTTGTACAGATATAGCGACTTTATCTTTTGCTCCTACAGTAGGAGGATTATCAAAATCAGATCGATTAACTACTATAGATGTATTACTTGCAAGAGTTGCAGTATACGTAGCTGTTGCAACAGTATCTACAGTAGCATCACCATCATCTTGTTTTTTAATTTTAAAAGTAAGATCTGCACTAGTATCTGTTAATACTTCTGGCCTAAATAAAATCTTTTCGCAACTCATTGTATATGGTGTTAAATATGCTGTGTACTCTTGATCCATACCTGTTTGTTCGGTTATAGAAAACCAAGGAAGAAATACTTCTGATGTTGATATATCTTTTTGAAAGTTATGCACAAACATACGATGATCTATAAACTTAGTATCATACTGTAAATTTTTAGTTCTTATTGTACCCTTTGATACAATATCTTCATTCTTAAACATATCTGATCGCCAAAGAATACCTTGTTCTTTTCTATATCTAGATAGTATTCCATCTTTTCTAACATGCAATACTTCTTCACCTTCTTTTAAAATAGCAACAGACGGCTTGTATCTAGCTACGTGTATCTTGTTTTGTTTTAAATCGGTTAATCTTCTGCTAACTCTATCCATTATACATTGTCCAACTTTTTAACAAGTCTGTATTCAAACGTTATATTGTTTATAAAAACAGTAGCACTTGTTGTTGTAGTATCTAATTCAAGCATATACGTAGAACTTTCTGCTGGTGTATCTAAAGACCACTTACCTTTTATCCAGTTATTAGTACCTGTTGTACTAGAACCTGATGAAAAAGATTCAAAACTGTATCCACCATTTTTGCTGTATTTTATTTTTGAAGATATATCTGCTGTGCTTTTGTATTCAACATGAACAGCATACAGTCTTTTAATTCTATTTGGCTGATTAAAATCAAAATTCTTTGTCTTAAAACTTATATTCTGCATTGCAACTGGAGTTCTATTATGTTGATAAAACTCTAGACTGCTTCCTGCATCAATCGCTACAAGAGATTGACTAGAAGATATTAAGTTAGAAACAACAGGATTTGTTATACCATCATGTGTAAAATCTTTTAAGAATGTAAAGTTACCTCTTTTTAAATCGTATGCGTAAGCATCACCATCACTCGTACAGTTTTTTATAACATACACTAAGCTTTTTAATTCATCATATATAATAATTGTATTGTTAGAAAAAAATGTACCCCAAACATCATCATCTATTTTATTTTCAGATAAATTTTGTATTGCATTTCCTGTATATAAATACAAACCATTTTTATTTACCCAAACAACACCGTATTGAGTTTTATAAACTGCACCATGATGTTCTACGCCCATAAGGTTTTTTGTATCTTCTAAAAACCAGTTAGCATCACTTGGTGAAGATATATTTATAATATCCATACTGTTACGTTTATAAGCTAATAATCTATCAGCATAGGACTCTACGGCTATATAATGATCTGCATCCCCTTTAGCTGCATCAATAGTATTAAATGATGGAAATGTATCTAATCTATTTGGCATACTATACATTATCATATCAGGGTGCACAGTTAAATCTGCAGCATTAGCGTGCCCTACTATTTTATTAGAACCTTTTGATTTGTCAGCAGTTCTAACGTTGCAAACAAAAACTCTATTATTAGATACAACTGCATCTTGCCAGTTCTCACCATCGCCACCTAAATGATTAGTAAATATACTAGACGGATAACCATTAATAATTTCATAGTTTAATAAACTTAACTCTGTTACTTCTAAATAATCTGTTACAGATGTACCTATGTAATGTTCATCTCCAGAATTTTGTTTCCAATCAGTAAAGTCTCCTTCAAGACTTGTACGTGCTCCTTTTGTAAGATCAATATCTACAAGAAGTGTAAACTCATCATCACTATCTTTTTTACGAATATATATTCTACCACCTGATATTCTAGAATCATAATCTCCTTTAGCACCTATTTGTATTTTTAAAGACTTTAAATCTGTATGAGTTAAGCTAGTATTTTCAGTAGATGCTTTAGTAGTATCATCTTTTCCATAAAGAGCTAATAAAGATTCTTGATTATCATCGTAAATAAAAGACTGTGCAAACTCATATTCACCACCTTCTATAGCACCTGCTGAATCAGATGAAAATACTCTTAATGTAAATCCTGCTCCTGCTTGTGGGTATTCAAATGCATGACTACTATTGTCAGAAGAACTAAAATATTTCATATTACTTCCAGTATGTGAAGGAGGTGCTAAATCATTGTCTTTTGCAAAATAACCAGAGTAAGATTTACTATTTAAACTACTTTTAAAATGTGTTCTTGAAATCCAACCAAACCATTGTATTTTACCTTTAGTTCCTACATTAGTATCGCAACATCTAATTTGATCTTCAGATTTATAATATAAAACTTTACTAGATTGATCGTCTGTACTAAAACCTTGCAATGTAATTGCATCTTCTGTGTAATCTGTAACACTATTTGAATACACATCTATCTTGTGTTCTTCTGGATGTGCTATTAAAACTATTTTATCTCCTGATAAAATTCCAGTCATTGTTCCAGAACATGATGATAAAATATTTGCTACTCCAGTTCCTCCTAATTCTGTATCTATCTGAGGAGGAGTTGCTCTATCTAAATATATTTCAGTAGTGCCATTTCCACCAATAACTGTATAAATTCCATCCATTGATCCATCTGCTATTGTTTGAGCATAACCTGTACCACCAGAACCATCCATATTAAAACCTGAGAGAATTATTTCTGTTCCACTAGGAAACCAATTATGAAGATTTATAGCTGTACCAGCAACAGCATTAGATCCTTGATTATAGTTTACTTTATCGTCTCCATCACTAAATGCAGTTACAGTATGTTTATTATCTCTTGCACTTGGATCTGTTACAAATCTAAATCCTCTATTTGCAGCATTTCCAGTTAATGTTAATGACCTTGCTGTTCCATCGGCAAAATGATCTGTTTCAAAATAACCTAATCCATAACCGCCCTCTATCGCATCTATATGACTAGTATCTAAAGCAGCAACTTTATTATTGCTTGTATCTTTCATAGATAAGCCAGAATCAATTACACCTTGCCTAGTAAACATAATGTTTTGAGCATCTGACAATTCGTTATCCTGAATATCAGATGGATCTTTTAGATTATTAATACCACCACTAAAATCTCTTACTGGATATAATGCTTTAGGCATTAAACTGTTTCCCCCAAAATGTACATTGTCCGTTTACTATTTCTATTGGTTCTATTTGAAAATTGCCTTTTGGCTTATCAAAAAATGTTACAATGCCAAAGCAATGATTCCAATTGTGCAATCTACCTTTTAACCATTTGTTTTTATTTGGTCTCATATCTTTTAAACAACCCATTGACCAAGCTGCAATCGTGCCAGAGTCTAGTTTAGTTAAACTATGTCTTTGAATATCGTGAGTATGTCCATAGACAATATTAGAACCGTAAGCTTCTAGATGTTTTTTAGCATGATAAGTTGTAGCATATGCACCATGTATAAAGTTTAACTTTCCTATCTTTAATGGTTTATTGTAAGATAAATAATGATAGCCTCTTTCTTCCCATCTACAAGCTTCTTTAAACGTATAACCTTTAAGATACGGATGTTTATTTACAAAATGATCTAACCATTCATCATGATTACCTGCTAAAATATAACGCTCTTTGCATTGTATTTTATCAAGCACTTTGTCAAACATGTCAATACCTTTGTTTACTTTTTCTATTTCAAGATCTACGTCTATTAATTGATGTTCAAGATTTGGCAATCTTTTACCTTTGAATCTCCAAGCAGAAACAGAATCCCATTCACCAACATCACCCAGATTAATAAATATTTCTGGTTTGATATATTCAATTGCTTGCAATGCAATATCTATAGCTTTTATGTCATGAACAGGAAAATGTTGATCTGGTATAACTACAGCTCTTTTCATTTATTCCATTAATTCAAAATGTACTAGATCATCAAAATTATTATCTTTGGTAGTACGTTGTCCTTTAAATTGACTACTGGCATTCCAGTCGCCTCCCCAACGAACTTTATAGCCTAGCCTATTTGCTGTTGCTAACATCCATCCACCTAGATAATGAAAATCATCTCTAGCTTTCCAATCTATAGGATATGGTGCTATATCAACGGCCATGCCTAAAACGTGTTTACCAAACTTTGTTTTGCTTTTGCCTTCAGCAACTAATTGATCTTGTCGCTCTTGACTTCTTTTTCCTTCAATAACTGTAATATCAAAGTACTTAACAACCTCACTTAGAAGATGTACAAGTCTTTCATCAACTCCTTCAAGTCTTTGCTTACTTCTTTTTCCTAATCTTGGCATTATTTCTTTTTACGTTTTGACTTAACAATCATTCTTTGAAGTTTTTTAGGTAGTGTCTTTTGCTTTTTAGTTAGCATTGACTTACCTTTTTTCTTCATTGGTTTACCTGATTTTTTCTTTTTAGGTCTTCCAACCCTTGATCCGTATGTTCCTTTACCCATTGGCATTATTTTGCTCTCCTTACTTTTCTTGCTATTGATTTACTATACTTAGCTTTACCCCTACCTTTAGCACTAGCAGCTCTTTTTCGCTTGTTAGTAGATGCTTTTTGACTAGGTGTTAAGCTCTTTCTTACTGATTCTGGTAGATAACGACCACGTTTCTTTTTAGGTTTTTTCTTATCTCCTTTGCTAACATAATCCCATTTTTGTTTTGACCATTTAGATAGCTTATTACTTGAAGATTTTTTACCAGAGTATCTACCTCCCATATCTTTATAATATTTAACAGCTAACTGCATAGCTCTAGCAGAATGTTTTCCACCCATTTTTCTTTTAGCTTTAGCTTTTGCTCTTGCCCACTTAGCAGGGTCTCTCTTTTTAGCAGTAGCCATTATTTCTTAATCTTTTTTACTTTACCATTTTTGGTTCTGGCAAACTTATGTGTTTTAGTTTCTCTTATGAGAGTACCATAATGTTTTTTGCCTCCCCACATCCAACTAACTTTTTTAGCCATAATTTACCTATTTCTTTTTTTTGTGTCTTTTTGCAAATGCTCTAGCTGCAGCAACTGAACCAAATCCCCATCTCTTTAAAGCTAATGCTTTTCTCGTAGGTCTTCCTTTTGAATCTTTCATTGGCCCTTTCATTCCTGCAAACCTTGCAGCAAAACTAACTCTTCTAGGACTAGTGCCTTTACTAAGAGGAGGTTTTAAATTGCTACCTTCTCTTTTAGCAGAAGCTCTACCTTTTGCATTTAAACCGCCTTTAGGATTTTTACCTGCTTTTCTTTGCCACGCAGGTGTTTTATAGCTTCTCTTAGTTGATTTTCTTTTGGCAGGCATTATATACCAATTTTTTTAAGAAGTACACTTTTGATTACTTTCCAAAGTGCTTCAAGTATCTTTTGCTCTGTAGCTTCTGAAATGATAGGTATGTCGACTGATTTATTTATTTCAGCAATTACCTCTGCACCATTTTCATCTGATAAAAGATCATCTGCTATTAACTTCGCTAACATAGTTAACTCCTATTTTTAACTGTTTTTATTTTGTACGTAAGATACACAATAGTCATTATGCCTATAATACATTGTAGTATCAAGTTTATTTCGGCAAGATGTATGCCGTAATTCATAAAAGATACACCAGAAACCTTTAAACTGTCCATTAGTGTTTTCCATTAATGCGAGATAGACTACCCTCTACTCGGCTAATTTGATTATCTAAGTCGTTAATTTCTTTAGTAATTGCATCAAACTTTCTATCTAATTTATCATCAGACTTGTTCCAACGTTCAATTAATTTAATAATCATGCCTTCCATGTTTTCCAAGGTTTCTGATTGACCTCTATTTTCTGTTTTTAAATCTTCTAGAGTTTCTTGTTGCTTTGCTGATTTGTTAGATAGTGATACTACTAGATACACAAACATTGCACCTACTACACCTATCATCCCTGCTTCACCGTATACTGCCATAAAATCCATCAGAATACCTTAAATGGTAATAGGTTCCAAATATACATAGAAACAAAAGAAAACATACCGCCTAATACAGTCGCTATTACATCTTTATTAGACCATGCTTTATGATCAATATAGTCATATAATTCTTTACCAAAAGCCAATATAAACAATACAATCCATGATTCTGTAATTGCAAATCCAGCAGATCCTGCCATAAAATGCATAAATTTATCAGAGCCAAATTGAAGAAGAAAATCATTTACCTTACTCATTTTCTTTTCCTTTTTTTATTCCAACTAAGTGGATTAATGTTAAATTCTTTTTCATAAAACTTTACTTTCTCTGCCAGTTCTTCTCTTTCAATCCTTTCTTCCACGATATGTTTATCAAGTAAGTTCCCAATTTGTTCATTAGCATCAAGCATTTTCCCTTCAAGAGAAGCAATTCTAGTTTCAACCTTCCAATACCCATATATTAATGCACCAACTGCAAGAAATACATTAGCAAGAAACTTTATATTAAGAGAAATAACAGCGTTGTCATCAATAATAGCACCTCTATAACTGCGAGCTGTTTTAGGTTTTTCACTCATTGAATCCTTACTTCTTCCCATTGATTATGTAATATGCAATAATTATCTCCATGATACAGTTTACCAGCATACCAATGCATTGTTGAATCTTTTGCTATAATCTCTATAAATACAGTATTTGTATCTGTTGGTGTTAACTCGTAACTCCCTACAGACCAACCAGAACTACAATTAAGATTTGTAGATGTAAACAACAGGAATATTATAACTCGTACTAACATTTGCATTTACATTTGCATTTTTCATAAAAGTACATCCTTACTTTAGCACCCAGTTCATAATCATTTGGGTATTTTTTTATTAGTTTTTTAATCTTATTCATAATGTCTTTATTACATGATTTTCTAATTTATGTTTACCTACAATCATTCTACCAGTTCCACCGCCATGCCTAGAATCACATTCATCTACATAGGCTTTTTCAATAGTATCCCAACTATCACTTCTTTTAATTATTTCACCATCTAAAACTAAAAAGTATTTATACCTAGAAGGATAAGTCAGGGTCTCTACCGTACCATCTGGATATGTTTTTTTCCTAGTAGCACTAGGACTAGAGTTTCTATAGAGTTTTAAATCGTGACCCTGAGAACTTTTCCTTATAAGCATTAGTCTTCCTTTACTTCTTCTAATGATTTTTTTAACATTTTTACAAATGCATCACGACCTACTCTAAGTTGGTCTGCAACAAAACTGTTTGATGCTTGTTTGTTTTGTATGTCGTTAATGTGATTTACCATCATTTTTTGCTCATCAGTCATATCTTCTATAACGTATTCTTTACCGTCAAGATTCAAGACTGGCTTTTCTTTTTCTTTTTTAGCCATTATTGATTCCTTATGTTAGTTGTTATTTACTTTCTAATTCTTCTACCCTTGCAGATAACTCCTGTACAGCTTTAATTAAAGGAAATATGAGATTTCCGTATGTTAATGTTTTGATACCACTATCCTGTGTAGGTGCATATGTTTCTACATTCCCAACACCATGCTTTGCAAGTGCCGCTTCAACTTCTTGTGCAATCAATCCAACCTGCGTTTCTGTTGGGTCACTTGGTCTTTCATGTATTAAGTTCCCATCTTCATCTTTTGCATCCCATTTGCTATGTCGTATTTCATCTGGAAAGTCTGCTGGATTTTTATACAGATATGTTTTCAACTTTAGTTCTTTAATAAAATCAACACCTTTCAAATCATAATCTGCTACATCTTTTTTAGTTCTCTCATCAGATGAGTATGGTGTTATGCTTGATACCTGTGCTTTGATAGCTGAAACACTTGTATTTCCTAGTGCTATTTCATTATTACCAGTACCATCTGCTTCGTAACCTATTACAGTTTGATTGCTAGCATTAGTTGCACTTCCATTAGTATAAGAACCCAAAAATGTATTTTGACTTCCTGTTGTTAAATTTACTGAAACATTATCATGACCTGCATTACTTCCTATGCAAGTGTTATTAGTTCCTGTGTTAATATCATTTCCAGCTAGTGACCCTAATGCAGAATTGTGCCCCTCATTGGGATTTGTTGGTTCAAAGTTTTCTAACGCTAATCTTCCAACAGCTGTGTTGTGACTTCCATCAACATTATCTAATAGGGCTTGATAACCTACTGCTACATTGTACTCACCTGTAGTTGCCGACTTTAGTGCTTGATAGCCAAACGCAGTATTTTGGTCACCTACATTTATATTCATACATGATTCATGCCCTACAGCAGTTGTGCCTGTTCCAGTAGTTAAATCTTCGCAACTAAGCGTACCTATTGCAACTGTGCCTAAAGATTCAGTTATATCACTGCCCCCCGTTGATTGCAAAGCACCTTTACCAATTGCTACACATTGGTCTAGGCTACCCATTCCAGCATCTTTTCCAATAACTACATTATCATCGTTAGATGAACTGTCCATGTCTTTACCAGCATTTGCTCCAATTATCACATTGTTACTTTCTCCGCTGTCTGCATCTGTAAGAGCAAAAGAACCAATAACCACATTGCTAGATGAGTTTGACATAGCATCACCAGCGTTAGCACCAATGACTACGTTTGAACCGCCTGAACTATTATTTTTATGTGCTTCATAACCTATGGCAACATTACTATCTCCAGTTGTTAATGAACTGAGTGTATTGTACCCTATTCCCACATTTTTAGTTGCATTATCCATAGATGCATCTGATACATTCTCACCAATAAATACATTATAATCACTTCCAGAGTCTAAATTAATAGCACAATTTTTACCAAATATCGTATTTGATTGACCATCATCATTATTACTTAGTGAGATTCTTGAATTATCATCAAGTGCAAATCTAATATTAGCAGAACCAGCGTAAAAATTTAGACCACCTAAAGCATTATAAAGATTAAGATTGCCATGACTTGATGAGCCATATCCTAAATAACCTTGTTGAGCATTAGCAGAATCTCTAAAACTGACAACATTAACTAGTCCATTACCAGTTGTATTAGATTTAATTACTAGCTCAGGGGCGGCTAAACCGCTATACCCTCCAACATATAATACGCCATCATGACCAAGCCTAAGTTTTTCTGCTGGGTCTTTACTACCACTTGCAACTTTAAACATTAAATCAGTTCGTGATTCAGATGTAGTAAATGTTGCTCCAGCTTCTGCTAATATACTAGCACCTGTGTTATATTCAGAACTTCCATCGTAACCTTGAAAAGCTATTTCTCCTAAATCATCTCCAGAACCAACAGCACTATTAGTTCCTACTGTATCATTATTTGAGTGTCTTAATTGTATTCTCGGTACTTTACCTTCATTAGTAGAAAATGCTGTTAAAACTAAGTTTACTGCCGCATTAGAGTCTCCATATATTGATAGTTTTCCATCTGGACTTGAATCTCCAATTCCAAGATTGCCATCATGTGTAAAAGTCATTACATTATCATGTACTGTAACAGAACCATCATCTGCCGCTGAATCTGTATAAAAAACTAAATCCATTACTCCAAAGTTATCGGCTCTAACTGCCCCCATATATGCTTTACCACCGGGATTATCAGTTCTTCCACTAAACAAAATACCTAAATGCTCAGTATTAGCTATGGCAGGGTCTTCAATCTTTATGCCATTAAGTAAATTTCCAGAACCTCCACCAGAAACAAGAATATGAAGTGGGGAATCAATATTGCCATCACTTTCATTTCCTATTTGCATCTTATTACCATCAAGAATCATTAAGTAACTAGAAGCATCTTCAAATGATATGGCGTCATTAGACTTAATAATTATATCATCACCAGATACTTCATTTGCTTCTATTCGTAAACTATTTTCTGAATTATCGTATCTTATGCGACCACCAAATGTGCCATCACCATCTCTGTCATTTAGCCTTATTTCACCAGATATTTCAAAGTTACCATTTACAATTTCATCGTAATTACCAAGACCATCACCATTAACAGTTAAATCTCCATCTATAGTAACATCACCAGAAATTGTACCTCCAGACTTAAGACCATTTTCTGAACTAATAAAATTAGTAATCATTTTAAACCTCCACTACTCTAACAG